ACACCACTCCGGCTTATTATCCAATTTCAACCTTTTTGGTGTGGGTAGGCATGGTAACAGGGGATGATCTCGAGATGGCATTAGAGGCTTTTGAAAAATTAGATGACTACCCTTTCTTAAATCTCCTCTTACTTACGACAGAGTGTGAAGAGTTGCCAGTTAGGAGTTGATAATGTTTAGATCCTGTCCACGTTTATTTAAGACTTTTAAGGCTTCAGGGATGTGTTATCGGCTCACGAGAAATGTCTGGTGGGATTTCTTTCGCCAGCTAAAGAAGATTTGGAAGGAGCCTTCAGTTATGGACCAGGATTTTCTGATTTCTGATAATCCCGTTCATACCGATAATAAAAGGGGAATCCAATGGAATTGAAAAATGTTTGAGCGAAGAATAAACCCGATTGAATTAGATCGTTTACTTGCAGAAAACTTGTCTCTGAGCGAGGCTGCCCGGAGGATGGGGTTCTCAAAGCAAGCGATCAGTCAGTTTCTTCAGAAGAGGAAACGACAGGAGCAGGGGATAAAGAACCTTCCGGCAAAAACTCCTCATGTTGATTTTTCGGGCACGAAGGTTTTGAAGAAAGTCATATCCATTGTGACCGGGGAGCTTCGTTATCTTGATAAAAAGATCAATGAGGTCAGCGAAGAACAACGTTCAAGCTTGAATTTTCAACGATTGAAATATTTGGCTGAGGCCCGAAAGCAGATAGCCCTTGTACTCGAAATTGACGAGAAGAGGTTCAATATCGAAGAAGTTCTAAAGTTCCAAAATTTTGTTTTAGAGAAAATTGGGGAGATCGATGAACAGACAAGAGATCAAATCATTGAAGGACTCAGACGCGGAAAGTCTATTAGAACGGTTCTTGAGCAAGGCTGATGCTCTGAGTTTCACTACCAGTAAGAAAAAGGTTTCAATTCTCGATTGGGCCAAGTCCATTGTCTTAGGTTCACGGCCCTTTCAGATTGAAGGCCATGAATACGAAATCGATATGTTGACCTGTGATGCCCCCCGGCAATGCTACAAAAAGGGCGCTCAAATGGGGGTGACAGAGATTAATGTTTTTAAGTCTATGTATGGCCTTATCTTCTCAAAATATCCTCAAGGTGTCCTATATCTTTTTCCCACAAACCTTGATGTTTCGGATTTCTCCAAAGGGAGATTTCAGACCCTGATAAGAGATAACCCTAAAGAGGTGGGAGTCTTTGTTTCCGATACAGACGCTGTGTCAATCAAAAGAGTCCAGAAGGCCATGCTCTATCTCAGAGGAGCCAGGGCCACTTCCAAGATCGAAGGAATTAAGAAATCCTCTTCACAGCTAAAAGGTGTGCCCGTGGATCGTCTTGTTTTCGATGAGGTGGATGAAATGGAGCCTTCCATGGTGGATTTAGCAAAATATAGGCTCTCGCATTCTGATATCAAAGAAGAAGCTTCCCTTTCCACTCCATCCATCCCTGACTATGGAATAGACAAACTCTACCAGGACAGTGATCAAAGGATTTGGGTGATTCGTTGCGAACATTGTGGAACTGAGACTTGTCTTGAACTTGAGTTTCCTGAATGCCTCCTTGAAACGTCTACCGGAAGGGTGATCAGGGTTTGTAAAAAGTGTAGGCAAGAGATATTCCCCCGAAATGGGAGATGGATTGCCCAATATCCTGAGCGGTCTAAAGACCTCGTGGGGTGGTGGATCTCCCAATTAAACAGTGCTTTTGTTGACCCCGGAGCCATTCTAAAAGCCTTCAATGAACCTCCTAATGGCAATCTTACTGAGGTCTATAATTCTATGCTCGGAATGGCGTACGTCGCGGCTGAGAATCGACTTTCAATCTCAGACATTTACGCTTGTTGTGGTCAGGACGTTATGGCAACGAAGGCGACCGGGCCTTGTGCTATGGGGGTTGATGTGGGGAAGCTCCTTCATGTGCTGGTAGGGTTAAAAACCAGAGAGAGTGTACTTGAACTCTGTTACTTTGCCAGGGTTTCGTCATTCAATGATGTTCATGACATTGCAAAGAGGTTTAATGTCGAGTGTGCTGTAGTCGATCTTGAGCCGGAAATGAGAAAGGCAAGGGAGTTTCAGGCTGGCGAAGATTACTCCGTTTTTTTATGTGACTATCAGGATCGAATCGTTTCCGGTCCTCAATGGGATGAAGAAAACAATATGGTCAAGGTCCACCGAACTGAGATTTGTGATACAACTCATGAACTCTTTACGAAGCCAGGGGCTTTGATACTCCCTCGGAGATGTGATGAGGTTGACCGATTTGCTCAACAGGTGCGAAATATTGCCAAGGTCTTAGAGGAAGACCCTGAGACCGGATCAAGGGAATATCGATATCGGAAATTAGGGGAAGACCATTTCCGTCATACTCTCAATTACTGTTATCTTGCCTCAACGAAGATCGGGGTTGCAGACAGTTTCTACAGTAAGCATCCTAAAGAAATGAAAAGCGAGATTAACTTTGATGTTTTTACATATGATCAGGGGAGACGGGATAACTACCCTTTTGATTGATGAATAGGCGGGCTTATGACTCACGTTATCGTTATGGGAAGTGATATAGAATCGACTATCAGGATATTCAAGAGGCAAGTGGATAGGGATGGCATATTGAGGCAACTCAGAAGTCGGATGATGGATGACCCCAAGCCTTCTGTAAGAAGAAAGGCTAAAGCCAGGATTGCGCTTAAACGGAGGACTAGAGCAGCTATGAGGAGACAAGGAGCCACACACAGGAACCACGGAGAATGCCTCTAAAAGCCCTCAGACCGATACAGAAGGAGTTGTACAACGTCCTACAGAGGGGTTAATGGACAAGCAAGGATTAGATAAGGGCCAGGCCAGCTTAGGGCTTGAAAATGATTGTAGCAGCGAGAGACCAGGCATTCCAAGGCTAAACCAATGTTATCTGTGTAAAGCCTGGAAGCTTGAAAAAACCCTGTCCCCAATAGAGGTCCCGGATCAGGCAGGATATATCAGGAAGCTTGTCTGTAAGACTTGCTTGAAAGAGATTCAGGAAGAGGAAAAAGTGGGGCGTTAACAATCCAGGTTCGGGGAAGTTGGCCCATGGCCTTAGATGACTGCGTTAAAGAGTTCTGTAGGGTATTCAGGATGCGCCAGGAAGGAAAGTTACCTCCTGTCGATTTGAGAGTATCCTGTAGCAAGTGTGGGATTAAGATTATCGGGGATCAGAGGGTTGATTTTGTTAAGGGTGAACTTATCTGTATTCCTTGTATGGGGATAGAATCGGAGAAGGTGAAGGGTTAGGCATAGGCCAGGGGCTTTAACGTGCTCCTGAGCGATTCTGAACGTGTCCTGTGAGCGTAGAAAGGGTTTAAATCATGTCTGAGAGCGCATACTTCACCGTCAATGAGCTTGCAGATGATTTCGGGGTGAATCCTAAGACGATCTATAGGAGGCTATGGGCTAAAGGAATACCGCCCTATAAGGTAGGAAGGATTTGGAGGATTGCGAAGTTCGACCTCCAAAAATTTCAATTACTACCATCTCAACTAGTTTTTTACCAGGCCCAAGACCTTGCCGAGAAGCAAATGAGATTTGGAACCACATATGGGGCACACTGAATCACTTACGACATGCTCACAGTTAACGCACAACTGGGCTTCCTTAAAAGGAATCGCTGCCATGATGGAAGATTCTACCTCAGATACCTCAACAACACCTAAAGCCTTAAAAAGTCTTTCTACCATATTTACCTCATTTTTTGCTTGCTCTCATCTTATTATCGAAGAGGTTGAAAGTCAGGTACTGTCTATTCTTACCGGCTTGAAAAATATGTCCTTGCTATCCACATCATCACCTAAGAGCTTTTTCCCCCAATCTATGATAGATTCCTTTGTTATTCTCGCTGGGTTCTTTCTTCTCTCTGGGAGAACCCAGATGAGATCATAGCCTTTTGTCTTATTGAGTGCGTATAGCTCGTAAACCAACATACACAGAACTGGTGGGGGGTTTACCTCATCCACCCCCCGAAGGTGCTAGGAAATGAGCTACTATGAAAAGTGGGGTACTTGTTAGAACTGCATATCATATGCCAAATTCAAGAGTCCGAAATTACAGAGATATTATTTCTAACGAGAGCCACAAGGGAAAGAGATTTACACAAAAGTCTTAAATTACTTCCCTTAAAAGGCTACCAAAAACTGGAAGAAATTGTTTTGTAAATTGTTGTTCAATCAAGTCCAAAGATTTTGTTGACAAACCAAATGAAAGGTCTATTTTAAAAGTAAATCTGATGAGTATTGGGAGAGGTTTGAAAGGAGGACCCAGAAGTAACAAACGGATAAGGACCCTGGGGTTGGGACGGCTTTCAGTTTCTGGATGAAAGGGGGTGGGAGAACATGAAAAAAAGGTGGTGGTTGGATGAAAGACCCGAGAGAGAGAAACCATGGTGGAATAAGATAGTCTGGTTATGCGTAGCTTTTGGAATCGCTGGGGCAATCAAAGTTGTCTATAAGGAAGTGACCTACAAAAAGGAAATCCCCATCGAACGGATGAGGACTGACTGGCAACCTGTGGGTTCTTCAATGATGGTGTTCGGAGGTCAAGATTACACAGGGGACATGTTCTTTGATAGATCGAGTGTGCAGAAAGAGGAGGGGAAGATCACACTGTAGGTAAAGATAATAACTCACAGTCCTGTAATCACGCCCGAAGGAAACAAATCGTTCAACTGGGATGAGCAGATCGCAAGATGGGTCGTTGATTGTGGAACGAAAGAAGTTAAGGGGGACTACATTGCATTCTACTTTCAAGGTAAGAAACAGTATGGTGGCAAGATAGACGATCTGAACTTCCCTATAGTTAAAGGCACAACCAGTTATTCCATCTATGAAATGTTTTGTTTTTGAGGAAAAAGTGGGGTGACCAAATGAAATCATTATGGGGCAAGTTGGGAGTCATTCTTATCGGACTTGCTATTTTTTCCTATACGGAAGTTTGGGGGACGGATTGGAAACTATATAGCCGTGATGACGAGGGCATAAGATACTATGATGCAGAAGGTATGATACGTCCATCTGAAAATACTGTCGAGGTGTGGCTAAGAGAGGAATATACGGATAAGGGCGTAATGAAGATGGTTAAGAGGCTTGGTAAGAAATATCAGAATATTGGCTATACAATGGCGTTAGTGGAAATAAACTGTTTAGGCAAGAAAATACAAACCTTATCCTTAATTCGGTTTTCCAAGGAAGGGAATATTATATCTTCAGGTTCTCGCAATGGTATATGGAAGTATTTTGTTCCAGGTTCGCTCTTATACGAAGCAGTATGCAAATAAATGAGAAAGGAGGTGACCCCGATCAACCTTAACCAGCACAGGCCAAGCATGGAGATGATGAAGAATGGACGAGATAAAAAAGAACGCCCTGGGATTTGTGACTCGCGAACCCAAAAAGGACTCTGAGGGAAGGATAATTGGAGGTTACAACTTTTACCACTACCACATGGGCTGCCATAAAAATGAAACGCTTGATAATGTATTTACGGAATCATGGTTGAAGGACAGAAAAAAACGTTTGGAGGCAAAGGGTAGAGATCCAAGGTTATTCTGCTCTCGATGCGGAGAGGAAATCAAAATCGAATGACGAAAGGGGATGACTTGAATGGCAATCGCTCTTGACCCTAAACAAATCGTCACTTCCGAAGAACTCCTCATGTCGCAGGGAGTTTCACAGGAGGCCGTTATCCTGTTGCTTGTGGGAAGGGGAATATTCGGCAAAGAGGAGTTTTGGAAAATGGTGAGGGTGGTGGATAGGGAGATGAGGATAGAGAAGACAGAGATATTATAGGAGGTGTGTGATTATGAGGTCTATCTCAATAGTTGTTTTAATGATGGGAGCGGTTTTGTTAGGAATTTCTTCATGCGCCACAGTGCCTAAACCCCTTGCTCCTGGTGAGCTAAGATTATTAAGTATGCTTGTTTCAGAAACTAAAGAACCCCGCCTACAAGGCGGGGCTTTAAAAC